AGCATTGATGGTCAGGGCATTGCCAGATACGCGGATAGGATTGAACAGGCTCAACAGCCGCCCAACGCCCCACATATTAGAATGAATGCCGGATGCTATGTCAGTAGGCACTAAGAAGCCACCCTCTGAAGGGACTGCCTCATTTGCACCAGTAGCCTTGTAAGGGCGCAAGCGCGGATCTTCGTAGTGGTTCAGTTCAGCGTTCTTGACTGCCATAAAGAAGTCTTTTGCGCTAAAAGGCTGATCTGCCTCGTCCACAGTAACCGCCACTGGCGCTTTCACCTTAGGCTGTGATTCCTCATATTTCTTCAACGCCTGGGTTATGGCGTCTTCTACCACTGCACCGATGTCAATAGGTTCAGCAGTGGATTTTGTTTCTTCGCTCATGATTTCCTCCTCATGATTTTCCGGTTCAGGTTCTTCCTGCTCCGGTTGATAAATAGACTTGATAGATACGGCTGCGTTTCGCGGCTCGGCCGGCGTAGGCGTCAAAGACGCTTCAGCAATCGGCCAAGACTTGATTAGGTAGGATTTCCCCACCAGTTCCTTGTCCACCAGGTGACCAGCAGCACCGCTCGACCAGCCAAGCTTGCCAGCTTCAGCCAGTTTATAGATACTGCGTTCGTACTCGTCCCTCATTTCAAGCTGTGCTTCAAACCAAGCGCCAACATCGTCAAACATGACCTTGCCGCGCCCGATTTTCTTGTGCTTGAAATGGGAATCCATTCCGTGGTCATAATAGACAGGCAGCCTGCTCTCTGGTTCAACGCCAAGATCGCTGTCAGGCGTGAAGAAGTCGCCGGTCAAGTCAGGCGTTTCAGGGTTGCCCCATCGCACCAGATAACCGCCAACCTTCCCTTCGCCTAATGCTTTCACAGCATCGCCATAGAAAATTAGGTTGTCTTCCATAAAACCTCCTTAAACCAATCAAAGCCAAAACTAAGCGATTACCGCTTTGTTTTGACTTCAGTACCCACTGACAGTCGGGTTTCTCGGCTGCACTACCCAGTGCCCACCGCGTCCCTTATTCAGTTGTCTGCTAACTAATAGCCGTGTTCATTTCCCCTTTTACAATCCCAGCAACTTGATGGCGTTCTTTGCGCCAATTTCAGCGCGCCTCAATATTTCCTTCGTGCGCTCTTTCAGTACATCACCAACACGTTTCCAGCCAATCAATTTAGGCATGTTAGCCTGACTGTCATCGCTCATCAAGAAGTGTGCATAATCCACCTGGTTAGTAATAAATGATGACCTGCCATATCCAACAATTTCCCAGCCTCTTGACATGTTTTGTGTTCTGTTAGCCTTGCCTGGTGTGATAGTGCCTTCGCTTATTCTTGCCATAACATAGCGGCGCTGTTTTTCAGACTTCCAACCGCCATAAGCCGCCTGGTAGGTTACGTGCGTGTAAGGCGGATAAGCCCTAAGCGATCTAACCATGTAGGCGTTAGCCTCGTCAATAGCAGCATCAGCAACCACATCAGGCACTTTCGCAAGCGCTTCTGCAAGTCCTTCAGCACCCTGTATTTCAATGCCGATAAAATCAGACATTATTTCTGCTCTCTGGCCACTTCCATGGATTCCAAGTTACAGACCTTTCAACACAGTCAGGGCAGTGTTCAGCAGCGCCTAAGCGCCAATAGCAATCCACGCCTTCAGGCACTTTTACAATTTCCCATTCACACTGGCAATTTGTCAGGCATTGTGTTGACCCATCCCCAGGATATGCAGGAAGTGCAAAGCCAAGATCACGCGTGTATGCCTTCCATAATGCTTCATTAGCTGAATTTAGATACATATTAAGTCTTGCCGCTGCCTGCGCCGGCGATATTTCACCGCGCTCAATTTGTGCCATAAGGTTGTCAAGGTACTTATATTGTTCTTTCAGCATCGCGCCAATTCTGCCCCAATCGCGTGCTGATAGATTCTTGCGCCCACCTGCACCCATAGCGTAAAGGTCAATATAGGTGTCTTTTATAATTTCTCTGGTCTGCTTATGGTATTTTTGAAGGGTGAGCGAACCGTTATAATAAGAATCTGTTAATGACTCCAGCACGTTCTTCTGCTGGCTTATAAATTGACCGCGTAATTCATTCATACGCTCAATGCCAATAAAACGTCCTGACGCTGTTTCGCGGTATCGCTGCGCCTTATCGTCCCAAGTCCAAAGCGGTCTTTCAGGCATCCTCATCAACCTTTACATCAGCGTCTAACATGCCTTTATAATCAGGCATCAACTCATCCCACTTTGCCAAAGCCCTGTCAATATCTTCCTGCGTGATAGTCCAATCCTTTTCAGTTGACGGCTTCATCGGTGCGCCAGTCCAGGGTTTGAACTTCTGATACCATCCCTTTGGTTTTTTCTTTTTCATGAAAGCCCTTGCATCGCTAAATACAGTTTCAACACACTTTTCACAGTCTGCATAAGCCAACATGTCTTTTATCACATCTGCAATGGCATCAGGGATAATACGTTCAGAATAATCGCAAATTGCAGACTGGTCGCTGTTTATTCTCTTGACCGCCTCATTCTGCCACGCTTGCAGATCATCCTCAATTATAATCCATGCGGCCGTCCCTTGAAGATAAGGGATTATGTCCGGATAGCGTTTCACAGACTCACGCAAGGCGTCAAGTATCAAATCCTTCACTTGCGCCCCTTCTGTGCCTGTTTCATAAGCCACTTGTCAATGTGCTCGTTCAGCAATTTTCCTACCCTGCCATGCTGCAGCCATAAAGCGGCCAATTCAATGATGATGATAATTAGAAGTAAGTTAGTCATTATGCCTCTATCCTTTCCACAGCCTTATTCAAGGCTTCTGCTAATTGTTTGATGGCGTCATCCTCTCTATGCCCCATTTCAAAGGCATTCTCAATATCACGCTCATTTCGGCAGTTAGGCAGTCTATCCCTTATCTTAGAAGCAACCTCTTCAGGCACGCTTTTACAGACAAAAGGAAAGTCAAGGCTCTTGCCCTGTTTCAACTTGCGGAAGGCTAAATCCTGCCACAGTTCCAACTCCCTCAACTGGCCAATCGTAAGGGTGGTAGGCTCTGCGGATTTCATATCCTGCTCGATCTCGCGTTGTGTTTCAGCGTCAGGTTGCGGCTTAGGCGTGTTCTGCACCTGTTGACGTTCTGAAGGCGATACCCAGTCATCGTCAAGAGATTCATACTCCACATCGGGCGGCATATCCAACCCGATCAACTGTGCAGCTATGCTCGGTTTCATACCACTGTTGACGTACATGCCATAAGCGTAAGCGCGTGACTTTTCTTCTTCAGTGCCGGTCAGTGTCATTTCAGGTCTGAACTCAAAATAAAGGCCAAGCGGCTCAAATATCTGCTCGTTTAGCGATGCGGCGATAATATGAGAATCAGGCACGATCTTATCCCTGAACCAAGTTGCATACTCAACTTTGGCTGTGGCATAGTTAGCTGAATTAGCCAGCAGAAGTGATAACGGCATCCCTGCCGCCATGGCAATATCAGCAAGCTTCTGGTCGTGCAGTTCAGAACTGTTCAGGTTGTCAATCCCCTCGCCAATAACATTCACCGCCATAGTTTCAGCGCTGATCACCTTGCCAGTGTACTTGTACCAGCCGTGGATGATCTTATCCCACACGCTCTCAATCTTTTCGCGCTCCTCTTTCGTAGGCACGCCAGCCACAGATAACAGCGCAGGCTTTATTCCACCGCGCTGAAAGAAGTTCTGGATGTAATAATCAGCATAGAACAACACGCCGGCCGCAGCCATAAGGGCCTTGAACTCGGTATGCTTTGAAGGCAGTAACTCGGTGGTATGGTCAAGCTTGAAGATGTAAAAGATGCGGTTATCTTCAAGACTGTAATAGGTTGACTCATTGCCTAATTGACGCTTGAACCCCTTCAAGCCATCCCTATCTGCATCAGGCGTGATGGTGGTAGGCACGAGATAACGCAAGTTCGTAACCTTGCGCCGATTAGCAAGCCCTTCCATGAAGGCATAAGCGCTGTTGGTCATGAAGATAGATAGACGCCACAAGCGCAGTAACTCACGCGGATTCTTTAGAAACCCTAACTTGTTCTGCCAGTCATCTGAAGTGTCAAATTCCTGATCACCCTTGTAGATTGCAAAGGGCACGTTGCTCAAAGCATCTGCGGTCAGGTTAGCACAACGATAGACGGCCGCCACGCGTGAATAAAGGTCAATGTCTTTATTCTCTGGCGCGCCGGTTATCCAAGTCCAGGCTGAATCAGGGTATTGCGGCAGGTCTATACTTTTGAGGCTCTGCCCATCCGTGTACATGTGAAGTGTTTTAGGCATATAAAACTCCTAATAAGAACTGAAGAACCATAGACCACCTGCCAACGCACTCCAGGCAATCGCTAAACTCATAACCGTATCATCGTGCATTCCAGAAGGCGCACTGTAACTAAATCCACCTGACGGCGAACGCTTGCTCTCAAAAGATAGAAGCTCGCCAACCAATACAGGATCGTTTATTATCCTGATTTCACCATGCTCAAACGCGGACTGCAAAGCCTGGATGATTGCCTGCTTCGTGGCACTCGTGGTCGTGAAGGGGATGATGCTCAATCCCTTGGCGTATAAGTGGTCAATAACAGGCTGGCCGATGCTGTTAGCCTCAATCTTCATACTGTCAAGATGCCAGCGTCTGTAAAGGGCTTCAAGCCTATCCTCTAACACGTTGTAATCCACTCGATTGAAGCGGTCTAAATAGACCAACTCTTTGCTCTTGACGTCCATGATAGAAACCACAGTGAAGTCAATACTGGAAGCCACATCCACGCCGGCAACGTACTGCTTATTGGCGTCAGGCTCTTGCGGTTCTAACACCGCCGCATCCTGCACCCTTCTGAACACGCCGCCTGAATCGTCAATGAACTCGGCTTCGTATTCTTGGCGATAAATAAGCTCTGGAAGCTGATTTTTAGCGGATTCAATTTCAGTAGCATTGATATAAGGATTACTGGATGTCGGCAGTTGCCACGAACGCCAGCCCTCTTCGCCATTGATACCATGTTGGTATAAGTGCCAGAACCAGTTCCTACCCTTCGGTGTGCTAATAAAGACTGCTTTCCCAAGCCTGTCTGATAGTGCCGGTCTGATTGCCTCATTCC